TGAATCATACTTTTTTGCCATAATTTTCAATTTATTATTTTAAAATTCTATATTAATCACTCTCGTTACAGTCTCACTAAAAATTTCATGACTTGTATATATTTCCCCGCCTCATATTCCTCTGTGTCATCTTCCAAGCGTATCTCCATCTCCGGATCCGTATACCTTCCTTCAAGAGCCTTAACCACCAGTCCGGCTATATCCTGCGACCGTTGGCTGTCGGCACTCACTACGCAGACATATACATACGGATCTCTTCTGGCAACTCCCATCTTGGTCGTATCCTGTATGAATCCGTCTCGTTGCAGGGTGATATAGTCTCCTTCCGTTCCTTCGTCCGCTACAAGCGGAAAAACATTATCACCGACCGCTTCCATAATAGACGCATCATCCAATAATACGCCTCTGATTTCCTTCGATGCCTCGTAATGACTAATTTTCATGATTTACCATTTTTCATTCGTTCAACTGCCCGTTCTATCCCGTCCATCACCGCATTCATGGCTTTACTTCCATCTTCTGCCCGAGTATCTTCCCAATAACGCAAAGCCGGTCCGTGTCCTCTACGGGCGTAATTCTTGGTGCGGCGAATTCCTGTTCCCTGGTCCAAAAGCCAGCTATGATTTCCTATCGGATAACCAAATCCAGACAATACCCCTAGTTTTTTTCTCTTCACTCGTACACGAAAAGCTTTGATAAGATTTCCTTTATGTCCATAAGGAGATTTCATGCGTGATTTCAGCCTCATCACTCCACCTCGTTGCAGAATAGAGCCTCCGGCGTATAAACCGGCACGTACAGTCTTATCCTTTTCGAAGTTTTCAAGACCGTACACAAGGTCTTTAACCTTGTTCGTATCAAGTTGCTTGACTGTGAGTATAGCCATTACGTATCGCTTTTTATACAAGTTATCAGGCAACTGTTATCCTGATATTTCCTGTTTATGTCAATTATCCGATAAAATTGATTGTTATACGCGATGCGGAAAGCCTCCATCATCTTTTGATGAAATCTGCACCATAGCACAATTTTCATATCAATGAATTCCTCCTTCGCATTTAATCCATCCCCTATATTCGGCTGCGCTTTCCGTCTTTCCGCTGGTACGTTTGATAATCCCGGGATTGGATCGTAAGACTTCCGAGGTGATCCGTTGGGATTCTTCCCCTTCGTTTCTTTTTCGAACGTTATTCTTTCACGTGGTACCATCCTCTTCTGCTCCTCTGAATTTTATAAATGGAGCCGACAATGCGGCAGCTCTTCCTATGCTGTAAGGCTTAGAAAACACAATATCGGAACGGTTATCATAGAAATCACTGATAGTTATCAGGATAGACCGTCTCAAATCTCTGGGAATACATCCCTGCTCATCCTCATATTCTGATAGAGGAGATTGCAGGCGGGTTTCAAGTGCGGCCTGGGCATCCAGGATGCATCCCGTTATATACTCGTCCTGCTCTCCATAATCCACAAATCCGGGAATTTGCATTTTAGCTTCCTCTAGGGTAATATACTGTTTCATGCCTTGTTGAAGTAAAGGGACGGGGCTACCGTCCCTATGTTTTTAAGCTTTCGGAGTTTTCTTTGCTATGGCAAAAGCCTCCGTACGTACAGTCAGCATATCGAAATCCGTATTCAGTACGAAATAGATAAGGTTTTTCTTTGCACCTGTATACGGATCTACTATCATGTGCATTTTCCCAAACTGCCCCACAAGTTCGTAGTTGAATATACCGAATCCAAGAACACCGTCTCCAATGTATTCTGTCATGAATACCGGATATCCGTTGATTTTCCCGTTTTCAAGAATCATCAAACCACTGCCGGCATCTTTCGGGGTAGCTTCCAGTTCAGCGTAAGTCGTTGCCGAACAGACATAGGCTGCTGTTCCGTCAAAGACGACGCCTGTTTTTAATACAGCTCCCTTCAAAGCCACCACATTCTTCCATGTAAAGTCAGCACCCGCTTCGGTAGTAACTGCCGGGGCAGCTGTAGCAGCTACAAAGCAACCATCAGACGCCTTTGAGGTAATCTTGGTTGTCTGGAACATCCATTTGTTCAGCAATCGCTCTAATCCCATTGTCATTTGGGTACGTACGATTTCAAGCAATGCACTATTGCTCTGATCTATCGCACGATTACTTACGGGGATAGCCAATGATACCCGTTTGGGAGACGGCTTAATTTTAGAGATGTCAATTGTGGTGTCTGCTACCTCCGCATTTTCATCCTCGATAGTAGCTTCAATGCCGGCAACAACAGGCAATACCCAGTCACCTACAAGACCGTACTGCATTTTGCACCCCACCTTACCCAAGATTAAGCCTTTTTCCAAAGGCTGGATGATTTCCCCGATGGTCATCGGAATGAGAGGCGCCACGGTGGTGGTGTCTTGAATTGTAGCGGCACGGGTCAAAGGAATATCGATGGAATTTCCATTCATGATTCCGTCACATCCTTCCGGAAGAGAACGGTTGTGCACAAATGAGGCAACCGCTCCGGCAAAAGCGACTTCCGAGCGCATCTCCTGTTCGGATACACGTTCTTCATCATTTACCATACGGGCCGTACGCAATTGGAGAATTTCTTTTTCTTGTACTAAAGCCTCTTTTTCTGTAATTTCATCCGGTGTCAGGCTTCTTTTATTGGTGTCCAATAAGTCGGCCATTTCGCCTAACCGAGCATTGATTTCAGCGATTCTCGCTCTGTTTCTTCTGATTTCTTTTTTCATGATTAAAATTTTGATAGTTTACGTAATTCTTCTATTTCTTTTTTATAACTCTCGTCCGGATGTTCGAAGGTGTCTTCTATGCTTCGTACATTCACTTGTGTTCCGATGTAAGCCGGGCTTGCCACGATGCTTATTTCACTGATCATATCAATTTTATGCACTTTTCTAAGCAAAATTCCGTCAGACCGTTTTATCCATTCGACGTTTTTCCGCTCATCGGTCCGATATCCGAAAGATGATCCGAACAAATCTCCTCTTTTCACCATTTCAACGGCAAATTTTCCATCAGGAGTATCAGGAGCGTCCAAAGCATACCCCAAACCGTAATTATCCAAGTGGAGTCTCAGCGATCCGCTTCCCATGCCACTCCGAGCGAGGAGTCTTTCTCTGTTATGTTCCAGAAGCGCTCTGATATCACTGCGTTTGATCAGTTCCTCGTCAACAGCTCCTGCCTCTATGATTTCAATAAAGCATTTACGCAATACAGGATCATACATATATTTGCTCTCTTGACCAACTACTACCGCATATCCCTCAATTGTTCTTTCCGATACCAATTTGGGAGATGCCTCACCGCCAAAACTTCTGATTTCCAAATTTTCCATGCTTGTTCCTTTTATACTGCTGACGTTTCCTTATTCTTGGGTGGCACTTCTTGCGGTTTTTCCTCATTTTTATCTCCGTTATTGCTATTATTTAACACTTCACCGTTTATTTTCGGACTGTTGATGGGAGCTACGTTGCAGCTAATCATTGCGACATCTCCTCCATCCACAGGCGGCATTCCTTTTTTTTGGCGGTATTCATTCACTGTATAGATTCCATACTGGATACACTTCTCCATGTTTAATGCCATCGTTTCCAAGTCAGTCTGATAGAATGCTTCCAGATCAAATTCAATGCGATATTTCGCGGCAACACTCCTGGGGATTAATTTCACAAAGAACTCATTTGCAATTTGCCGCAAATAAGGCTGGATGGTATCAGTCATATATTGCACCTGACTCATCTCGCTGGCTTTATAATTTTGACTTTGTCCGGCAAATGCTTTGTCAGGGTGGACACCATAAAAGCGACAAAGGTCTAAAACAGAGAATTTTTGCTTCTCCAACAGCTGTATATCAGCAGGGGACATGGAAAGCTGGTTGAATCTTAATTGTCCGGGAAGATATGTGATTCTTTCACCGGATCTCAATTCTTTCCGGAAACGGTCGGAAACATCCTTCAGCTGGGTTTCGTTGTATTGTTCGTATCCGGTTGTCTGATCATCGTCGTTACCACTGATAAATCCCGAATATGTGCTGCCGGGCTGAAACATATCAAGACTCTTCTCGTCTGCGCTGTACGCCACACTCATAATCCGGGAGGCATATCGGATTGTACTCTCTCCTGTATATCCGCCATCCAGGCTTATATTGCGAAGATGAATAATTTCATCGCATTCAAGAGATTTATATATACCGTTAATGGGGTCGTTTACGATATAGAAGTTCAAAAACTTATCATAAGTAACGCTGCCAGGACTCAGTAATGTCAGACTTTT